ATTATTGCTGATGACATTGAGGACCACGGAACAACTATTCAACCAAGTGCAAGAGAACAGACAAGACAGTGGTGGACTACAACTCTTTCATCAAGAAAAGAGGAACATACAGCTATTGTTGTTATTGGTTCAAGACAGCACCCTGAAGATATTTATAATTTTCTTTTAGACAACCCAGAGTTTGATACTTTAGTTGAAGAAGCACATAGTTCTGAATGTATATTACCTGAATTAGATATTGAGGAACATACTGACTGTATGTTGTGGGAAGGTAAGAGAAGTTACAAATGGTTACTGTCTCAAAAGAATAATGCTGATACTACAGGAGGTAGAGCAATATTTGAAATGGTGTATTTGAATAAAGCCTTTGTTGAAGGAATCACAATGTTTAACTCTGAAGATATTGACCAATGTAGAGATATGAATAGAAGCATAGGACACATTCCTCCAAACACTCGTTTAATCGCTGGACTTGACCCTGCGTCTACAGGATTTCAGGCTTGTTTCTTATGGGCAGTAGATTCTGATACTGGAATGATGTATTTAGTAGATATTGAAAATGAAGAAGGTGGCGGTATTTTACAAGCTAAGAAGTCAATACAGAAATGGTATGAGAAATATGGATTAGCTCACTGGGTTATTGAAGAGAATGGATTCCAGAAAGCTATTAGACAAGATGAAAAGATAAAAGACTATTCATCACGAATGGGTATTCATTTAGAAGGACATCAGACTCAGAAAAACAAGTTTGACCCAATTTATGGTGTTGGAAGTATGCAATCGCTATTTGAACAAAAACTAATAAGTTTGCCGTATGGCGATACAGAAAGCGAAACTAAGAGTAATATATATCGTAGACAACTAATTTATTTTTCATCTGCTGCTAGTAAGGCGAGTAAGGCGAAAAGTTATAAATCTGATGTGGTAATGGCAAGTTGGTTTCCACTAAGAGTTATAAGAAGATTAGGCAAAGAGCGACTAGCTGAGGTAGGATTGGATTATAAACCAAGTTATGGTGAGTGGGATTTGAGTGAAATCAACGAAGCTCCGTGGAGTTAATATGAACGCAAGTGAATTACAAGATAAGATAACGCAGTTACATTACGATAACCAAGATGCCTATGCAACAAGAGGTCGTATTCGTTCCATAATGAATGGTGGTCCTTCAGGAATCCTAGCTTTACTAGGCGACCAGATTAAAGGTTTTCAAGATTGGCAAGTACCAGTTCCCAACTTAATGTCCACAGGGTTAGAACACTTAGCACAAAAAATAGGTCGTATTCCAAATTTAAAGATTGATATTCCAAACGATAGAGATTCTGAAAGGTCAAAACAAAAAGCTGAAAAGATTGCAAGAATTGTTACAGCGTATGATGACAATCAAAGACTAGATATACAGATGCCACAAGTTGGTAGATGGCTACCTGGTTATGGTTTTGCTGTTTGGGTTATTAGAGAAAAGAAAGATGCTAATGGAGTTCCTTATCCTTGTGCAGAATTAAGAGACCCTTACAACTGTTTCCCTGGTTATTTTGGTGCAGACCAACAACCAAAGGAAATGTCTATAATTCGTAGAGTTCCAAAATATGCACTTGCTCAAGTTTATCCAGAGTTTAAAGAACACATTTATACAAAAGATATGGGTACTGGATTATCTATTGGTAGTGGTCAAGCATCACCTTACACAGATTCGTATTCAGGTTCTTGGGCTAACTCAAATGGACAAGGTGATTTAATATCAGAGTTTTATAATGAAGAAGGAACTTATATATTTCATATGTCCTCTGGACAGATATTTGATTTTATTCCTAATCCATTACAAAGTGGTCCTGCTTTCGTTGTAGCAAAGAAGTTTTCTTTTGACCAGATGCAAGGACAGTATGACCAAATAATTGGATTAATGGCAGCTATGGCAAAGATTAATGTTATGAGCATTATTGCTATGGAAGATGCAGTATTTACAGAAACAAACATTTCAGGTGAACTTGAATCAGGACAATATAGAAAAGGTAGATTTGCTGTAAACTATTTGTCTCCTGGTACACAGGTTTCTAAACCTGCATCAAATGTTCCTTATCAGATTTTTCAACAGATAGATAGAGTTGAAAGACAACTTAGAATTGGTGGTGCATATCCAGTTACTGATGACTCACAATCTCCACTTAGCTTTGCTACAGGTAGAGGTTTAGAAGAACTCGGTGCATCAATGTCATTAATGATTAGAGAATATCATACCATTATGGCTGATGCTATAGAACAGACAGATGCTAAAAGACTTGAGTGGGATAGCATTATGTATGGTGGTAAATCAAAATCACTATCTGGATATATGGATAATAAATTCTATTCAGAAAAGTATGACCCAGAAAAAGATATAGGTTTTAATTACAAGACAAGAAGAGTCTATGGTGCTATGGCTGGTTATGATGAACCACAGAAGATAGTTACAGGGCTGCAATTACTTCAAGCAGGTATCATAGATACTCAAACCTTACAAGAAAATCTTGATGGGTTAGATAACATAGTTAGAGTTAATGAACGAATAACTAGAGAGAAAGCAGATAAAGTTTTATTTGATACTTTACTTGCACAATCACAAGCAGGAGACCAAAGAGCAACAATGGCTATTGTTGAGATTAGAAAGAATCCTGGTGATGTACAAAATATTTTAGATAAGTTCTTTACTCCTCAAGAACCTCAAATGACTGAGGAAGAAATAACTTTTGTAGAAGGTCAAGCAGGACCAGGTGGACAATCCTTGCCACCACAAGGACCACCACCTGGAATTGCTCAAGTGTTACAAGGTTTAGGTGGGTAATGGCTGGTAATATTAATAGAGAATTTGCTGAGATTGTTCATAATTCATTATTTGATGTAGATGAGCAAGGTGATGATATATTACTGGAAGCTAAACTACAAGAGCCTAAAATCTTTACTGACCAATTACCTCCGTTGATGTTTCCATTTGGTTATATGATTATTAGCTCAACATTTGCTTATTACGAAGAGGAGGAAGAAGATGGCGACTCGTTCACCGAGCAATAAAGGAATTACAAATAGAAATACTAATGTTCCACCTCCAGCAAGAAACTATGCAGATAATACTCAAGCTGTTAAAAGAATACCTGATGTTACTTACGGAGAACAAGAAAAATTAACTGAAATGCAAAAGATGTCTCCTTTACCAAAAGAAGAAACACCTAAAGTTTCAGGAGTTAAAAGACCTTTCACACCAGTAGATGTTTTTGCAGAAACAGTTATAGAAGAACAGCCGATTACTGATGGTGCTTCTGTAGGTCCAGGAAGAATGGGAGCAACTTTAACACCAGAAGAAAAAGGAGATTTGTATATGGTAGCTTTAGCAAACGCTTTTATTACTACAGATACTGCTGCTTTAGCAAATGATGGAATAGCTGAACTTGAAGATATATAATGGTTTTCCAATATACATTAGGCGATAGTTTTAAAAACAATAGCGAAAAAAAAGAATTACAAAAACAACAAATAAAACAATATCAAGATTTTTTTATAACACCTGAAAAAAAAGATAGAGCATTATCTATAAAACAATCTTATCCAAATATACCAACAGGAGTAGTTTCTTCTTTAGTAGAAACAAATGCTAATAATTCTCAAATAAGACAAGCTGCTGTAGAACAAGCAAGAATTGAATCTTTAAATAACAAAAATTACACAAAAATGCCACCAGAATATGCTTCTGTTTTAAGAAATTATACTTATAGTACATACGGAGATTTTGACGAAACAGAAACAAGTAGTGCTCTTAAAAGAGGTGTTAATTTTGCTTTTAATTTATGGTCTCATCTACACGAATCATTAATATTTAGACAATTAAGAGCACAAGTTATGCTTTCAGATGAAATAGAACAAAATTTAATAAGTCAAGGTGCAACAAAAGAAGAAGCTAAAAGAATAGCTAGAACTTATACATTTAGTTCTATGATTTTACCAGGTAAAACAGAAGCAGCAGCTATTGCTAATGGTGTAGCAAGATTAATGGGTAGAAAAGAATTAGGGATTTCTAAAGATTATAGAGGTATTAAAGGAGAAAAAAAATTAGCATCATATTACGACAAAGCAGGTACAAGTGCCTTACAATATGGTTTTCAAGAAATACTTAAAAGAGAAGGACTTGATGAAAATGAGTTGTTAAAAAATATTCCAAAATTATATAAAAAACTAGGAATGAAAGGTGTTTCAGAAGCATATGATGAGTTTTTTGGAAATACAATAATCCCTTCAGGTAAAGGTATAGATGAAGCAGAAAAAATTAAAGAATCAATTAAATACAACGATAGAAGTATAACTGCAGGAAGATATATTGAAAACTCTTTAGGAATAGAAGGAGATGAAGATTTCAATATTGTTTCTGGGACTATAGATGCTGCACTGTTATTTTTTACTGACCCAGCAATATTTGTAGGAAAGAGTAGAGCAGCTATGCGTGGTCTAAAATCTATTAAAGCTGAGATTAAAAAAAAGATTGATGCTGGAGATATCCAAGATGCTAGACAAATAGCAAGAGATACTATAGCTACTGATAAATTTAAAAATGTAGCGGAAATAATAATTAATGACAAAACTCCAGATAAATTTATTAAATTAGCTAGAGCTAATAAAGACCCTGTATATGCTTTAAAATTGTATGAAGCTAAATCAGTAGATGATGTAATAGATGCAGCAAGTAGTGCTATATTAGAAGGAACAAGTTGGAATGTTCCTAAAATAAATCAAACTAAAATTATTCCTGATTGGTTAAACAATTCTACTTATAAAGCATTTGGAAAAAAAAGAGCTACTGCAAAAGGAAATGACCCTTTAAGTCGTGTAGGAAAATATATACCAGAAAGAGAAGTAAATTTACAAGATTGGTCTAAAACAGTAGATACTTTAATTAATCACGGAACTGTTGGTAAAATCGCAAGAAAAGATTTAAATAATATTGCAGTTAAATTAACAAAAAGTTTAATTAATGATGATTACAGGGGTGCTCAAAAAATATTAACAAAAGATTATTATGGAAAACTTGTTGAAAAAGTTTCTGACAATCCAAAAACAGTAGAAAGTTTTAAAAATCATCAAGATAAACTTTTTGGGTTTAGAGATAATAATGTTTTATACAGTATTGACCAAGCTGCATTAAAAAGTGATGGTTCTATAAAACCAATTACAAATGGAATGTTAAGAAACACAAAAGTAGGTAATGATGTTGTTAATTTACAAACTCCTTTTCCAGACCAAGTTATGGATAGAACATTCTATTTTACAGACCATAGAGACTTAAGAAGAGCAGTTAAAAATGTTGATGGTGTAGTTGCAAAAGCCTTTCCTAAAATAAAAAAAGAGTTTAATCCTGATACTCCTTTAGGAAAAGTTTTATCTAGTAAAGATATAGATTCTCCTTTAGAATTAACAAAAGAAATATCTGATATTTGGGCAGATAATATTGTAGATAAAGCGTGGACTTTTCAAAGATGGTGGAGTACAGCTAATCTACCTTTTAGATTAGCTTATCCATTAAGGCTAGTTTTAGAAGGACAACCAAGAATGGCTGTTTATGGTTTAGATTCATTAGTTAATAATCCTGTTTCTTATTGGAATTATTTAACTGTTTTAGATGAAGATATTTTAGGTAAAAAATTTGTTACTGATGCTTGGTCTAAAAATAATAGAAGGTTACAAGAAGGTTTAGATAAAGCTGTTTCCAATGCTTCTAATAAACATTTTGGACCTAAAAATATAAAAGGATATATTAATGAAAATTTTAGCCCTTTTGTAGCTTCTTCTAGGATATTACAAAAAGAAGGAGCAGACGAACTTACAAGATTTTCTGAAGCAATAAGAATCCAGTTAGCTGGAATTTGGAGAGAACCTATTGCTCAAAATATTGCTGAAACTATTTCTAAATCAAAATCTTTTGATGATTTAGTGGAAAGATTTTGGTCTGGGGATTTAAAAAAAACAAGAATAGCTTATGAAAATACATTAGATAGAGTAGATAAATTTACTAACAAAGAAGGAGCAAAAAAATTTTTAGAAGGTTACAATCAAAGAATTTTGGAATTAACAGGAGGAGATACAGAATTAATAGAAAGTATTGCTACAGGTTTTTATAAAAATATTGATGTTAGAAGTTGGGATAGACATAAAACAGCAAATTCTAAAAAAATAATAGATGGAATAAAAAATATGATGAAAACATCAGATAATAGACCTTTAGCTGTACCAGCACCAGATGACCTTATAGACACAACATTTAAAGAATATAAAAAAGCAAATTTAGATGAAGTTCCTTTTTCTAGTTTGTGGTTTATGGCTGGTGCTATGGAAGCTAATGTAAATAGAATACCTGCTTATAAGCAACTTTATTTTAGAAGTGTTGCTGATGATTTACAACAAGCTAATCCAGAAGCAGCAAAAAAATTAATAGAAAGAATAAACAAATTACCTAAAAACATAAGAAGAGAGTTACAAGAATTATATCCAAAATTAAATAAATCAATAGACAAAATAACAGACAATAATTTACCTAAATTAACACTAGAGCAAATTGACAATAGAGCACAATTATTTGCTTTAGAAGAACACAACCGAATACTTTATAATTTATCCCAAAAAGGATTAGTGGCTGATTCTTTAAGATTTGTATTTCCATTTTTTGAAGCGTATAAAGAAGTTACATTATCTTGGGGTAAAGCATTGTTACAAAATCAAAAATATGGAAGAAGAGCCGAAATGATTATTAAAGGTGCAAGAAGTGAAGGTATATTGCATAAAGACCCAGTTTCAGATGAAGATATGCTTTCAGTTCCTTTGCCAAGTTTTGTACAAAATGTTTTAGCTGGTGGTCGCTTGTTTCAAGGAGATGGCGATACTCAAAATATTTTAAACGCAAATATGGAAATACCTATATCTGGTTTAAATTTAATATCTACTTCGCTTTTACCTGGAGTTGGTCCTGTTATTTCTACATTAGTTGGACCAGCTAAAGATAGAATATTAAGTACAGATGTTATTGATGGAAGATATTTGTGGAAAACAGTTTTTCCTTATGGTACAAATGTTGAAGATGTAGCTGATTTATCTAATCCTGAATGGTTTGTTAATACTTTATTACCAAATTATTTAAAAACATTTATTGCTGCTTTAAATACTACAAAGCAATCTAACTTAGAAAGCATTGTTGGAGAAAACAAAATAGCAACTAGGGTATTAGATTCTGCAAAAGTGGTTGCAAGTAATATGACTAGCCCACTTCAAAATGAAAAAGATGCAAAAGAGTTTGATGAAAATGTTATACGAGTTACAAGAAATAGACTTCTTATAGAATCTGCTTTACAATTTATGACACCAGCTCCTCCAAGGATAATATTAAAAAGAGAAATTAAAAAAGATGAAGCAGAAAAATTATTAAAAGCTGTGTTAGGAGATACAGAAATTGGAAAATTAACAACACAAGATAGAAAAACATACGCAGCTTTTGGAGTTTTGTCAGCATTTTATTCTCAATTAAAACAAGAATATCAAAAAGACCCAGAAATAGGTTTAGATGAAGGTGAAACACTTGCTTGGATAACTTATAATAGAATTTTAGATACCTCAGCAAGTAATTATCAAGATATGTTTGGTACATCAATACTTAAAGAAGGCAAATATCAATACACAGAAGGAAAAAACCCTAGATTTGAAAGAGAAGTTGAGTTTAAACAAAACAACAAAAACTTGTTTAAAGAATATCCACTTACAGCAACTTATTTAACTCCTGACATTGAAGAAGAAGGCGAGTTTGATGATTTAGCATTTTTTGAATCGTTAGATGCAGGTGAACTAGAAGCAATTGACCCATTAATGTTTGCAATAGAAGCACAAGAATTTTTATATCGTATGGCTACAGAAGCTCCTTTAAAACAATTACAAAATAATAGAAGTGATGAAGGTATAGCACTTAGAAGATTAATAAAAAATAGAGCAGCAGAATTGTTTCCTTTGGGAATACCTGGAGATAAAGGAATTAATTATGATGTTCTTACAGGTAGAGAAGTAAAACCAAAAAAAGATTCAGATTATTATGCAAGAATTAAAGAATTAAAAAGAATGGCACAAGATACTTCATTGGCTGATGTATCAGAACAATGGGTAGCTGTTAATAATTATTTTGCAGCTAGGGAACAAGCATTAATAAAAATTGCTGAAGCTGGTGGTTATAATTATCCAGAAGATATGGTTTTAATAGAAAATAGATTAAAAGATGGTACTACTGATGTCCAACAAGGAGTAAGAGAAATACTTAGAAGTTATGCAAGTCAATTAACATCTCAATATCCTAGTTTTTTAGTGATGTATAATGAATTATTAAGGTATGAAATTAAATTTAATAAAGAGGATTAATTATGAGTAATGGTGAAGAAGAAATAATTGAAATAGATGTTATAGAAGAATCTAAAGATAAATCTAATGAAGAACTAATGACTGTAACACCTGAAGTTGTTTTTTACGGAACAGATACAAGTTCAGTATTAGGTATAGAATTTGCAGAAGCACTTGCAAACCTTGAAGATAATCCAGATAAAATTGAATTAACACCTTTTGGTTTACCTAAATATAGAGAAGACCCAATTACTAAATTACCAGTATTATCAAAAGATTATGCAGCAGAAAGAGGTTTTGATGTTTATATGCCTGGTGATGATAATTTTATTTTAAGTAAATTAGATACAAGAAAAAAAATAAAAGGACTTCAAACAAAATTAGAAGATGCAGGATATTTAGAAGATGGTTCTTATACAAAAGAAATAAGAGATAGACCAACAGTTTTGGCTCTACAAAATTTATTAGCTGATGCAAACACAGAAGGAATGGATTGGGAGTTATTATTAAATGATTTACTAACTAATCCTGTTTATGACACAACAGAGCTACCAGATGAACCTGAATTAGATTATGCAGAATTATCAGAAAAAGTATTTAACACTGTAAAGTCTGTAGTTGGTAGAAATCCTACAGATTCTGAAATGGAAGTTCTTACAGGTATATTAGCTGGTTATAAACAAGAAGAGTTTGAATCTAATATTAATAATTTAATTATGGCTGCTAGACCAAAATATGTTACAAAAAAAAGTGTAGAGATTGATGAAAAAGGATTTGAAAGACCAGTTACTTTAGAAGGTCAAGTATCAAAATTACCTAAACCAGAATTTACAGCAGTAGAAAATTCTGAAGCAAAATTTGCTTCAAAAGTAAGAGAAATGTTTAAACCAGAAATGGACTTAAACCAAAGAAGGGAGCAAACAAGAAATGTTGCCAATATTATTAAGTCTAGTGTTGCTGGGCTCAGGAGTATCGGTGGCTGAAAATCCTTATAATAAAAAAGATGGTCTTTCAGTTCAAGAAATATTAAATGTTGTTCAGAATGCTGGATTTCCAGAAGAGCTTATACCAGAAGCTGTAAGAATTGTATTATTAGAATCTAAAGGGGTACCAACTCAACTACAAATGAAAGGTGGAGGAGGAGTTGGTTTGTTTCAAATAGACTTAAAAGTTCATTGGGATAAAAATAAAAAAAATGAAGGTATGCGTAAATGGTTTTCTAAAAAAAATATTAAAACACGAAAAGAAGCTGTAAAATGGTTACAAGACCCTAATAATAATGCTGAAGCGGCTTTACAAATATGGAACGATAGAGACAGTTGGGATAGTTCAGATTCAGGTTGGGAAGCGTGGGCTTCTTGGAATAATGAAGACATTCCTAAAGAAAGACAGCAAGAAGATTGGGATATTGCCACTAATGCTAGGGATTTAGTTGTAGAATTATTACAACCTAAAAAGGAAAGTATGGAAAAAGAAGTTTTACCAGTAGAAGAAAAAATAATTGAAAAAACAACCGAAGAAATAACTGAAGTACCTATGGGTACTTCTGAACAAAGACTTGAATATTCTTCACAAGTTCCTAAAGAAGCAGGAAGTTACGGTCTTTCTCAGTATAAAACTTTGACAGGTCGTAAAAAGAAATTAAGTGATAATTTTGCTAAATTATTTCAAACTATGGTAGGTGCTGAATAATGGCAGATTATGTATTTAAAGCAGACCCAGAATTTAATAGAGTAATACTTGAAGATATAGAAGGAAATAAAGTATTTGTTAATTCACAATTAGAGTTAGATTTTTATACTGAACCTAGACCAGGGGGTTCTTTTGATGGAAGTTATTGGAAATCTATTGGTAATGCTGGAAAAATACCTAAACCAGTATTACAACAAGCAGAAGAAGAATATATAGAAAAAGAATCTCAAGGAGATGACCTTGTAGAATTTACAGAAAATTTAGAAGATTTAAATTTAAATGGACCAGATGGTAGTTCAGATGGTAGTTCTACTTCTAGTAATAATCAGGCTAACATAATTATCCCTGGTATAGGTGCTTCACAAACAGCAGCAAATGTTTTTGCAGAAGGAATACCAGCAGGTGGAGAAATAGTTAAATCTAAAAATAAATATTATGTTTTGTATCAAATACCTAATACAGGATTATCACTAAGTTACGAAGCAACAGAAGACGATATTAAAGGATTGTATCCATTAGATTTTGATGCTCAATCATTTAGAACAGTTTCTGAACAAGATATTTCTTTAACAGTTCCTTTTGGGAATATCGCAGAATTATACGACCCAAGATTTTTAGCACAAGGAATTACTCCGTGGGAAGGATTTGTAGATTATTTAGATAAAGAAGCAGAATTAAGACCTTGGCTTGAAGATGAAGAAATGGTATTTTTACTTGCAGAATCTACATTAGAAGGAAGAACTGTTACTGAAGCTGAATGGAAAACTACCAATTGGTGGCGTACAAGCACACAAGATGAAAGAGATTGGTTATTACTTTCACAAGGTAAACCTACAGATGAATTGCCTAAAGATGCCCAAATTAAATTAGCTGACAATGAAATATTAATTAAAAATTTAATGATAGAGTCTGGAATTAATAATCCTTCACAAAATTTAATAAAATGGATTTCAGATAAATATACAACTGGTAATTGGACTAATACAAAAACAGAAGAACAAATAGCTTTAATAGCCGACCCTTCAAAAATAGGAACTCTTGATGATAAATTACAAAATTTTATAACTTCAGGAGATATGGTTGTTGATACAACAAGAAGTGGTGAAGATAAAATAAGAAGTTTATATCAAAAATGGTGGGGTCCTGTTTTTGGAAATGTTGGGGATACTTTAATTGCAGAAAAAGCAGGTTTGTTAAGAAATAATCCTGATTATGAAATAGAGTTTGAAGAAGAATTAAAAGGTTCAAGAAAAAGTCTTTTTCCTAATTATGATGAAAATTTAACTTATCAAGATATAGCAGCACCTTGGCAATCATTTACAAATAACATATGGGGGGAACAAGTAGACCCCACAAGTGAACAATTTCAAGAAGTATTAAAATTAAATAATTCAGTAGAAGCAAGTAAATATTTAACACAACAAGGATTAGATTTGGGCAAATCTAAAGTAGTTAATGAAGCGTTACAAGGACTTAAAGTTTTTGGACAAGGAGTTAGAATAGAATAATGGCTGATTTTTTAACAGAAGCAAAAGCATTGTATCCATTTCTTCCAGAAGGTTTATTAATATTATTTGAAGAAAAGTATGTAGAATTTGATAAAAATATAGACCTTGCTTTGGGTGCAGTAAGACAAGATACTCAATATGATAATTATTTTCCTGGTAACAAAAGAGCAGATGGTTCTATTCGTATTTCAGAAGTTGAGTATGGTGCTGTTATAGAGTCTTATAAAGATTCGTTATCAAAATTTGGTGTTAATCCAGATGTTTTTGCAGATAATTTTGGGCAACTTATAGAAGGTGATGTTTCACCAACAGAGTTTCAATCAAGACTTAATACTGTTTACAGTGGAATAGAACAAAATATTCCAGAAGTTAAAGAATATTATGCTACTAATTTTGGTATAGATTTATCAGAAGAATCAATATTTGCTGCTGCAGTAGATACAACTGTAGGTGATGCAATATTAGAAGGAAGAATTACACAAGCACAAATAGCTGGTGAAGCTGGTGCTAGAGGTTTTACAGTACCTCAAGTACAATTAGAAAAATTACAAAGATTTGGTGTAACGCAACAAGATGCAAGACAAATATTTCAAGCAGCTCAAAAAGAAGTTCCTAGGTTACAAGAATTACAAAGAAGGGGTGGAAAAGATGTTTCTGAAGAAGATATTTTTGAGCTAGAAGAATTTACAGAAGCTGGAGTATTTAAAGACCCTGAAGAGCTTGAACAAATAAAAATGTTAGAAGCACAAGAAAAATCAAGATTTTCTCCGATAGGTGGAGCAGCTAGAAAAGGTGGAAGAGTTACAGGATTAACTCAAGGATAATCTAAACCTAAACTTTACATTTATATTTTTTATATGTTAAAATAAAAGTATCGCATAGCAGAAGTCTGCGAAAAAATTGACACTGCACCTCCAGCTTATAACTGGCGTGTAAGCTGCGTATTACAATTCGCCTAGTATCTGAACAGCTAGAAGTGGCTGACAATTCTCATTTGTTCGTAATTATAATTTGTCGCCTATCGCATTATTAACCACAGGATAATGTAGCTAGTAGAAAAACTGTGAGAAGGAGAAAAATGGAAAAC